AGGACGAGGCCCAGGTTCGCGATCGACGCGAGGCCTCCGCCCACGGTCAGCAGGCTGCTCGTGGTCGCCAGGGCGGCGCTGGACAGGTTCAGGATCGCGGTGCTCACCCCGGCGATGGACGGGATGGTCCGGTCCAGGTTGCGCAGCGCGCGGCCGATCCCCTCGATCCGGTCGGTGACGGCGCGGCCGCCGGACAGCGCCAGCAGTCCCGCCGCCACCTTCGCGGTCGCCGCCTTGTCCAGGTCCGGCACGATCGAGACGCTGCGGGCCCGCGTCAGCCACTTGAGCCTCGCGCTCGCCCACGTGCTGTCCACGTTCGGGATCACCGGAAGCTCGGCGTCGCGGTCCTCGATATCGTCGATGATCTTGTCGACGCGGGCCCGGAACCCCTTGCCCTTCTTCACGCTGAGCGGGAGCTGCACATCCTTGCCCGCGTCCACGACCTCCTGCGCGATCTTGCGTCCGGTCGCCGCGGCGCTCTTGGTCAGCTTGCGCAGGTCCACCGGCAGATGCACCTCGCGGCCGCTGTCCACGACCTCCTGCGCCGCCTTCCTCCCGGCGGCGGCCGCGCTGCGGGAGAGCTTCTTGAGCGCCACCGGCAGCTTGATCTCCGGCATAGTGTCGGCGGTCTCCTGCGCGAGCTTGCGCGCGGCGGTCAGCTCGGTGCGCTTGAGGTTGTCCAGCGCGACCGGCATCTTGATCGCGGCGGCCCGCTTGACGGCGGCGCGGATGCGCTTGATCGAGTCCTCGGGCGTCCCCTTGGCGACCTCGGACCCGATCTCCAGGTAGACGCCTCCGACGCGATCGCCGTCCGCCATGTCACTCCTCCGCTGCTAGGTCCGCAGCCCTCGCTGCAGTGCTCCGAACGCTGCCGCCTCCGCCTCCGGGGACCACGGCCCGGTGGTCGGGGCCTCGCCCTTCGGAGGCATGAACAGCCTGCGCTCCACGCGGTCGCGCTCCTTCTGGTCGGCGTTGTGGGTCATCCACCACCAGACGAAGTTGCACATCCTGCCCAACGGCATCTCGGTCAGCTCCGGCATGTTGTGAGCGACGGCGTACCCGTCGATGTCCCGCCAGTGCTCGACCGCGATTGCGACCAGCCGTTGGGTCACGTAGTAGGGTTCCCGCTGTCCTGGGTCTGGTACTCATTGACCTTCTCCATGAACTCGGTCATGTGCTCGATGTCGATCCGGTCCTTGGGGTCGTGCAGTCGCTGCTCCAGCTTCCGCGCGTCCTCCTCGTCGAACGCCTGCTTCACCCATTCCATGATCGCGTCCAGGGCTTCGTTGCGGTCCGCCTCCTTCACGCGGCCCTTCTTGTCGGTCTTCACCGACCGCGCGAGGGCGATGGATGCCATGGACTTGGGGACGAAGACGGGGTAGGTGACGCCGACGAGCTTGACCTCGAAGTCGGGCTTTCGGTACTGCTCCTCGTCGCCGACGACGAAGGCGGGTGCGGGCGCATTTTTCTTGGTAGCCATGGGGGCATCCTAGCCGGTGAAGTCTCGACGGCTGAGACGGGACAGCGCTCGCTGGAAGAAGTGCCCTCCGGGGTCGGGTCGCACGTACTTGGCGAACACGAACGCGTTCAGCCCCTTGGGCTTGAACCGCAGCGCCTTCGCCCGGATCGGGCGGACGGGGCCGCGGCCGCGCTCCTGCCAGTGCGAGTACGGCTCATCGCTGCGCACCTGGAACCGGGCCGGGCCCACCTCCTTGACGTGCACTCGGTTCAGCATCCTGCCGGTGCGGATGCGGTCGGTCGCCGCGATCCCCTCCTTCACCCGCATCTGTGTGACGGCGGCGGCGCGCGAGGCGGTGCGGTCGGCGAAGTGGTGCTGCTCGCGCCGGATCTTCGCCACGTCGATGTCGAACCGGGCTCTCACAGGTCTGCCCCCGTCCGCATCTGGTAGCTCCACTCCCCGCCTGCGCACCCGCCGTCGGGGCCCGAGGGTGTCCAGTTCCCGAGCCTCGCGGTAAGCGCGTCGACGGGCCGGTAGCTCTGCAGGATGTCCGCGATCTCCCGCATGTCCCGCAGCCCGCTGTTCCCGTCCGTCGTGATCTGCGCGGCGCTCGGCGGGCGGCCGCGATCGTCGACGGTCGACACGCACCGCACGATGCCGACCCCGAGGGTGAGGTCGTAGTGCGTGGGGCAGGCGACGCCGCTCGCGCGGCCCTGGTAGCCGGGCACGGCGGTGATCACGCGCACCCAGAGCTGTCCCTTGCAGCAGTCGTCCCAGGCGACGCTCGCGCCGGGTGCCACGATGGTGCGGCCCGGCTTGACCGACAGGTGATCGTAGACGGCTCCGGCCAGCTCGGTGAATCCGACCGGGATGCCCTGCTCGGTGAGCTTCATCGGACGCCTCGGAAGTCCGGGCTCATCACCGTGCTGCGGCGCGGTGCGGCGGTCACGGAGGCCACCCAGCTGTCGACCGCCCAGATGCCGGTGCGGCCCTGCTCGATGTCCTCGAAGCCGTCCAGCATCGCCACGGACACGCCCTGCCGAGTGACGGTCTGTACGCGCTCGGGCAGACGGCAGGTGTTGTCGTCGCACAGCGCCTTGCCGAACTCCATCGCGAGGATGCCTGCTGCGACCTGCCCGCCGACGGGCACCGCGAGGCCGTGCAGGTACTCGATCACGAAGGTGTCCGGCTCGCCGGGTGCCGCCAGGAGATTCTGCGTCGTCGGCCAGCTGCCGCCGTCGGTCCTCACCAACACCCGCTGCCGGTCGACGCGGTACGCGGTCGACGGGATCTCCTCGCCGTCGATGGTCACGGACACGATGCTGTCGACGGGCCACGGCAGGCTCAACGCGGCGGGGCCGTCGCACCCGCACCGGTGCCCGCAGCTGCCGCAGCCGATGTTGAACCAGCTGCCGTCTATCAGCACCGGCATCCACGGCGTGCGATGCCCGGTGGTGGTCTCCCGGAACTCGTGCAGCGCCCGGTTGCTCGACGGGCGCGGCTCACGGCACGGCCGGATGCTTGCCGGGCACGCCCCGTACAGCCCGCCGGTCCACGCGTCCAGGAGGTCCGTCGCGATGGTCTCGACGGTCTCCCGGGTCTCCGGGCTCCACCCGTCGATCGTGGCCTGGTCTGCTGCGCATCCCGCGTAGCTGGGGGTCCAACCGCACGCCATGTGCTCTCTCCTCTCGACGACGACGGCCGCCCGCCTGCCTACGGGGCGAGCGGGCGGCCGTGCTGTTCAGCCCCTCTATGGGACCTCAGTAGCGGGCCCCATAGAGGGCCGTCATTCCCCCAGGCCGCTCACCGGGGCCAGCTCGTCGGTGATCTCGGGGACCGCGAGGCCGGTGTCCATGAGGAGCAGGTGGTCCAGCGGGTCCAGCGCCGACGGGAGCGGCGACGGGATCGGGGTGCCGGGGGCGTCCGGGTCGTCGGCGTAGACGACATCGTAGGGGCCCACGCCCCACCCGTTGCCGCCGCGGGTGGTCGAACCGGTCATCGAGAACGTCACCGCGTCCTCGCCGCCCAGCTCGATGTCGCCCAGCACACCGGCTCGGACGTAGGGCAGGAGCAGGTAGCCGGAAGCCTCGTCCTCGCCCTCGGCGACGACGGCGGACGACAGGCCCATCCAGATCTCCAGCGCGAACGCCTTGTCGATGCTGCCCTCGGGCACGGTGAAGCCTGCCACGTCGCCAGCGGCGTCCATGTAGGGCTCGGCGTTGGTCATGCCGGTGAGCAGGTCCGGGTTCACGCCGCAGAACTCGGTCTCCAGCGTGAAGTGCTTGAAGCTCGGGGCTCCGGCCTCGTTGACGCACAGCGCACCGTTGAACTTGCGCTGCGTGATCTCCACGCCGTCCTCGACCTCGGACGACAGGGTGACGGTCACGAAGCCGTCGCCGACGATGCTCAGGCTGTTCTCGTCGACGCGGCCGCCTGCGTTGAGCGTGGTCAGCCGGTAACGCTTGCCGAGCACGGGGGTGAACTGATGGGTGGGCATGGTGTCTCCTCAGAGGGTCGGGTCGACCGGGATCGAAACGGGCGGGCAGGTGTCGAAGCCGATCAGGTACGTGCGCTGCGCCAGCACCTGCAGCCGGTTGTTCCGGTGGTCGAAGGTGTCCACCGGGTCTCCCACCACCTCGGCGGCGGACCGGTACGCGATCATCGCCGGGGAGGCCACCAGCACGGCGGTCTCTCCGGCGATGCCGTAGCCCGACCCGGCGACGATCGGCGTCTCCAGGGTCTCGGTCACCAGTCGTCCGCCGCGCTGGGTGGTGTCCAGGGACGGGGCGAGCCACCGCGGCGCGTGGATCACGCCCTGCACGCCGTAGGTCTGCCCGATGTACTGCTCCAGGATGCCGACGGCCACCTTGAGCTTGACGGGCTCGGCCTGCAGCTGGTCGACGGCCGCCAGGTGCCGGTTCCACAGCTCCTGCTCGACGGTCGTCTCCTCGTGGCGCTGCAGATCCTCGACCGCGAAGGTCTCGGCCTCCGCCATGCTCACGCCGACGGGGCTGCAGCTGTAGCTGCCGTACACGCTGAACGTGTCGTCGGCCTCGCCCCAGGGCTGCTCTCGGTCCAGCGGCACCGGCCACCCGTCGGGCTCCTCCTCGGCGGGTGTGCACCCGGGGCCCGCGGCGACCGGGAGCGGGCCGCAGGTCTGTCCGGGGTAGCTCACGCCCATCTCCCACCGGGCGGTGGTCGCGGGGAACGTGAGCACGCTGAACAGCCCACCCGTCAGGGGTGTGCGCTCAGGCGGTGCGACGATGGTGGGCATGGTCAGGCACCTGCGCCTTCAAGCGTGGTGACCCGGGCCTCCAGCGCGTCCAGCGCCGTCTGGTCCGCCTTCGCCTCCACCTGCGCGGTGGTGGCGTAGTCCCCGGTGTCCTGCTTGCCGTCGAGGGCGGCGGTCAGGCCGGTCACCTTCGACTGCGGCAGGGCCGGGATGCGGGCCGCGTCGAACGTGCCCGACGTGACATCGGCGGCGGCGTGCTTGTGCCCGTCGTCGGCCTTGCCGTCCAGGAGTCCCTGCAGCGACGCGATGGTCGCCTCGGCGGCGTCCACGACGGTGCGGGCCTCGGCGATAGCCGCGACGATCGCGTTGTGGTCCTCGATGTGCGTGGTCTCGCCCTCCACTGCCGTGTCGGGGAGGGTGGTGGTCCAGTCGGCCATTGCTGCCGTCCTCTCGATCGTTCCGGTCGGTGGGGTAGGGACAGCCTCTACCGGGCCAGCTCAGTAGCTAGCCCGGTAGAGGTCCGTCATTCCCCCGGGGCCGCCGGGGTGAGGTCGACGGTGCGGTTGCCGAGATCCACGCCGATCGCGGTGGAACCGTCGGGGTCCAGCGGGACGGTGACGGCGCGGGAGTCGTGGCCCATCGGCACCGTCATCCACCCCTCCTCGGTGAACAGCGCGGTGTAGTCGTTCGTGCGCACCAGGGACGAATCCACGAGGGTGTCCAGGGTGATCACGTCGGAGCTGCCGCGGATCCAGGACCCGGCGGGGTACATGAGGAAGGTGACCTCATTGGGCCAGCCGGTGAACTCGTCGGCCCCCAGGACGTTGATGTCCTGGAAGTTGTAGACGAACTGCGGGCTGATGCCGCGGGCGGTGAACCATGCGTTGATCTGCGCGTCGGAGACGTTGAGCAGGTCGACGCCGGTGCGCTTGGACAGGTCCGAGCGGATCGCGCCGCGGACCCAGAACGGGAACACGGCCTCGATGGTCGCGCTGCGGGCGATCCGCTGGGTGTAGCGGACGTGCTCGACCTGCAGCTCGATCGCGGTCAGAAGCGGCGCGGTGGTGCCCGCCTCGGTCGGCATCGCCACGGCGGTCGACCCGGCCTGGACGTTGCGCAGGGTGCGCGCCGCGAGGCGGTGGTCGTGCGCGATGAGAGCGCCGCGGATGGTGCGCGCGATCATCTCGGGGTAGCCGCGCTGCTGGAGGAGACCGGCGGTGATGCACAGGCCGTCCAGCTCCAGGCGGAACTCCTCGAACTCGGGGCAGTCCACCTTGTAGCAGGGCTTCTCCCCGGCGGTGTCGTTCCCGTCGCCGTTCTCGTCGACGCCGTACTGCCCCGCGATGTCCTGGGCCTCCGTGTAGTGGAAGCCGTTGATCGCGTTGTAGATGTCGGCGAAGTTCGGGCCGAGGGTGCGGGAGATGCCGCCTCGCGCGATGCCGACCTCGGGGAGCGAGAAGATGCCGTCGCGGCTCTCCAGCTCCAGCAGGTCGTACAGGGTCTCGGACGGGGCGCACCAGCCACCGGCGGCCACGAGGCTGTTGCCCTGCAGCCGGGTCTCGGATGCGGCCCGCGCCAGCACCTCCTCGACGTGCCCGGCGTCATTGCTGCCGATCACGAGGTCGTCCGGGATCGGCTTGCGGATGGACATCACGCCCATCTGCTGCTTGAAGCTCCGGTTCGCTCGCGCGGCGGCGCGCACGCTGCCGTCGTTCACGGACGCGAGGCGGCGATCGACGATCTTCCCGGCGTCGGCGAAGTCGATGCCCTCTCCGGCGGCGTAGCCGGAACCCTCCCCGGCGGCGAAGACGACATCGCGCATACCGAGCGGTGCGTCGGTCTCCTTGGCCTTGGGCAGGTGGCGGCGGGCCCGGGACATATCCACGCGGACGGCTCCGCGGCGGCGCCCCTTGGCGGACGCGGTGACGGTCTCCGCAGCGCCCTCGTCGCCCTCAGCGGCCTCGGAATCGTCGGCGGGTGCCTCGTCCTCGGTGGGCTCCTCTTCGTCGTCCTGAGGGGCCTCCTCGTCGTCCTCGGCGGGCTCCTCGTCGTCCTCCTCGTCGGTCCCGACCTTGGCGGCCAGCTCGGCGGCGCGGGCGGATCGCTCGGCGGCGGCGGTCTCGCGGCCGGACAGCTCCTCCTTGACGCCCTCGATGCCCTCGGTGAGAGCGGAGAGCGCGGTGAGGTCGTCGTCGGTGAGACCGGAGCCGTCGCCGTACATCGCCTTGAAGGCGTCGACGGCCTGCGTGTGCAGCTCGACGATCTCGGCGTCGGAGAGGGAGGTCAGATCCTCGGGGATCTCGAAGGTGTCGTTCTGGTCCTGCTCGCGCTTGTCCGCGTACTGGTCGGCGCGGTGCGCGAGAACGGGGCTGCGACGGATTCGCATGGCTGTGCTCCTCTGGTGGTGGTACTCGCAGGATATGCGGTCTCGACCACCTGCGGTCCTTCTACCAGCCAGGCGTGTGCCGACATGGTAGCAGCAGGTGGTCTCTATCTCTCGTCTCTGGTCACCCTCCTCCTCTCCCACTTCTCTCTCTCCTCTGTCCCCATACCTACGGTATGGGGACAGAGGAGAGAGAGAATGGGTGGGAGAAGTAGGGTGTGACCTGCGGTTTTGCCTAGAATCTCTGTATGTGGACACTGTCTCACATAAAGAGACCGGGACATAGAAACCTACCGGCGGACCTCGATGATCTGACCGCCTCCGGCCCGCCTCTTCTCCGCCTCGGCCTCCAGCCGGGTCGCGAAGGTCTGCTGCCCCAGCCGCGTCCTCAGCACGTACTCGACGGTCTCTGCCGCCGCCTTCACGCCGAACGGGCGGGTGCGGTTGCGTCCGCAGTTGCAGCCCATGGTGTCCTCCTGGTCTCTGTGGATTCTCTGTGGATTCTCTGTGGACAACCGGCTCAGAGCGTCGCCGCCATGCTGCGCACGCGCTCCTCCGCGATGCGCCGCGCCATGGCATCTGCCTGGCTCTGCCGCTCGCGTCGGGCCAGATGCTTGAGGTAGCGCAGGTCGTCCTGGGACAGCGCGCCCTCGGTGCCCGGCCGCCGGACCTTGCGCGGCGGCACCATGCCCGATGCCACCAGCGCCACGGTGTTCCCTGCCGCCCGGCGTCCGGACGGCCGCGGCACCGGGAAGCCCGGCACGTTCACCGCGAGGGCGGCCACCAGCTCCAGGGAGCCGTTCACGCGCCGCCAGTCGCCGCTCAGCGGCGCGCTGCGCAGGGACCGCACCTGCTCGTCCGAGAGCCCGGAGCGGAGCGCTCCGGCCACCCAGATCCCGTGCTGGTCCTCGCCCACCCGCACATCCGCGCCGACGGTGCCGGTGTCGTCGTAGTGCGCGAGAGCCGCCATGACCCGCTTGTCGTCCGAGGCGTGGCCGGTGTTCATCGTCAGATGCCCCACCGCCACCTCCTCGCCGTCGGCCGTCAGCAGCGCGCCGGTGTGGAAGTACGCGTACCCGGTCGCGCTGCGGGGCGGGCTCACGCAGGAGTCCGGGTGCGCGATGTGGCAGCTGTCCCACACCGCGAGGTGCCCGTACACCTGCCCCCGCTTCGTCACCGTCAGCGCCGTCGGCTCCGCCAGCCTCGGATCCTCGAACCACTCCGACGGCGGCGCGACGGGCCCGCCCGCGGCCACGAGCGCGAGAGCGGAGGTCCCGGCGGCGGATGCCCGCGCCCGGATCTTCTTCGCCTCCCACTCGGCGACGGCGGCGGCGGCCTTCGCCGCGGTCTTCGCGCTCACGTTCGGCCCGCCGGGGCCCGCCGTGACCTTCCCGCCGCGCGCCCACCGCTTCACGGTGTTCACCGCCGACGCGATCGCCCGGGACTCGCTCATGCCCTTGGCGATGAGGTGGTCCGCGATGCGCCGGATGTACTTCGGCAGGCCGCCCACGTCGTCGACCCAGTTGTAGGTCTCCTCCACGTCGTCCTCGCCGATCTCGTCCTCGGGGCCGAGCTGCCCGATCGCCTCCTCGTCGGAGACCGCATCGTCGTCGTCCACCAAGTCGATCTGGGCCTCCGCGAACGCCGGGATCGACACGATGGTCGCCGCGCGGATGCGGGCACTGGTGGTCACGTGCACCTCGTCGTCCGAGGCCATGGTCATCATCACGACCTTGCCCTCGACCACGGCGCGAGCCTCGCCGTCCTCGCCGTCGCCGTCCAGCATCGCCTCGTGCGCCTCCAGCACGTCCTCGGCGACGCGGACCTCGAAGCTCACGTCGTCCAGGTCCATGCTCACGCCGCGGGTCAGCCCGCCGCCGACCTGCCGCACAGCCTCCTGGCCGATGTCGCTGGACGTGTCGAAGGTGCCGGTCGCGGTGATCCGGCCGTCCTCCTCGCGCTCGATGAACTGGATCGTCCCGACCACCTCTGCGCCCTGGTGGCCGCCGGTGTCCTGGGAGACGTAGCGCAGCGGGATCGGCAGATCCTCCCACCGCAGCGCGCCGTCCTCGATCAGGCGGCCGTCGCCGGTCATGGTCTGCTCCATGCCGATGACGCCGTGCCACATCACGAGGTCGGGGCCCTCCTCCTCGGGCTCGGCCTCCGTCTCCTCGGCCACCACCTCGGCGGCTTCGTCCTCGGCCTCCGTGGCGAGCGTCGCGTACTGGTCGATCCGGGCGGCTGCTGTGCCGCGCCGCTTACGGTCTCGGGGATGGGTCATGGTGATGTCCTCTCGTAGAGCCGTCCGGCGTGCGCCGGTCAGCGTGCACCTGCAGTTCGCCACCTCGCCGATCGGTGCCGACGGGTCGCCGGGGTAGAGCAGGCGGGCGGCTCCGACGATGAACCGGTCCGCCAGCCTGACGGTCTGGCCGTGCGCGATGGAGTGCGTCGGTCGGACTCGTGCGTCGTGCTTGGACACCCAGCGCTTCATCTCGAAGCCCATCGTGTCCAGGATGCCCGCCACCTGGAGGTTCCAGTTCTCGGTGGCGAGGGTCCGGGCGATGCGGGAGACGGCTGTCCGGTATTTGGAACGGCTGTCCCACATTCCGGACGACTCCTTGGGGATGAGCGTCGCGGAGAGCGCCCTCTTGGTCTTGTACGTGGTCCACTCCTCGGCGGCCGCCGTCTGCAGCGTCTCGGCCACGTCGTCGTAGGCGTACCGGGGCAGGTCGGCTCCGTGCATCACCATGCGGATCTGCGACTCGTCCAGGTCGGTGCCGTCGGCCAGCTCGCGCACTGCGCCGTACCACCGCTCCATCACCTGCGTGAAGCTGAACGGATCCGCGACGAACCTGCCGGTGCTGTCCCGCTTCTGCTCGATGCCTCCGGCCGCCACCAGCGCGCCGCTCGCGAGCGCTGCCGCGGCGTCGCCGATCACCTCGCTGAGGAACCTCTGCGCGATCGGCGCGAAGAACTGATCCAGCGCCTCCTCGTACAGCGTCCGGCCGTCGTCCATCTGGTCCTCGTCGGTCACGTCCAGCGTCTCGATCAGCGCCATTGCGTCGGGTCTCACGCCGTCACCTCCAGCCTCACGGCGAATCTCTGCTCCAGCTCCTCGGTGCTGTGCGGCGTCCCCGTGATCACGAGGTCGTGCACGTAGTCGTCCAGCACCCGGATCACGGTCTCGGCGCGGAACCCGCACGCCTCGCAGTGCCGCTCGATCAACAGCGGCACGATGTCCCACGCGCCGCGCAGGCTGCGGCTCACCTCGATATCGTCGACCTGCCAGATGGTGTGCGCCAGGTGGAACGGCGCATCCCCGATGATCCGGTACCGGCTGCGCTCGACGCGCACCAGGCGCTTGCCCATCATCTCCAGCGCCTTGATCACCAGCGTGTCGGCGACGGCGACCAGGATGTCGGGGCAGTACCCATCCATCACACGCCTCCCGCGTCGTCGTCCTCGGTCTGCGGGAGCGGGCCCGCAGGCGGCTCGGAATCGGCTCGGGGTGCCTGGGGTGCCGGGGCGTCCTGATCGTCAGCGGGAGGGGCCGTCTCGCTGCGCTCCGCGGGCGCTTCCGGCTCCTGCCCGTCCATGACGGCGCGGATCTGCGCCACCAGCTCCGGCAGGCCGGGCGTGCTCGCGAGCCCGGGTGCGCTGCGCAGAAGATCCAGCGCCAGGTTCAGCGCCGGGTCGGCCTCGGCCTCGGACATGTTCTCGGGCGCGTCGGTCTCCTCGAAGCCTGCGTACCGGCGCAGCGCCTCGTCGCTGATCGCGCCGCGCTCGTGCAGCTGCTGCGCGTCGCTGCCGCGGTTGGGCCGCGCGATGAGGTGGTCCACGTCGTACCAGACGACGAACTCCTGCGCCTCCTCCTCGCTCATCCCCTGGTCCATCAGCGCGGGCCAGATGTACTGCGAGGTGATCGCGTCGCAGATCAGCGCGAGCACCGGCTCGATGTGCGTCTCGACGGTCTCCGACTGCACCAGCCACCCGCCCCAATGGTTCATGTTGCCGGTGCCGAGCAACAGCTCCGGCGGCGCGTCCTGCCCGAGCGCGAGGCGACGGATCGCCTCATCGCGGAGACCCTGCGCGGTGCCGTCCAGCGGCTGCGAGAACGAGATGTGCTTGATCTTGTCCACGGACTCGTCGGGGACGGTCACCACCAGCGGCACGATCGCGCTCGCGGAGGCGCGGTCACCGATAGGCGTCAGCATCGCCTCGATCAGCCCTTCGGTGAACATGTCGCCCGTGGTCTCCGGGTCCAGCCCCGCCTGCGTCGCCAGCGCGCGCTGGACGGACTGCGGGAGCGCGAGGATGCCCGCGCCCGCCAGCCGCGAGTCGACCTGGGCGCTGACGTGCATGGTGAGCCCCACCAGCTCCTTGAGCACCGGCAGGCTCGACCGGGTGGGGCTATCGGCCTCCCACCACTTCCGAGGGTGCGGCCGCCAGACGCGGATCAGGTACAGGTCGTCCGGGTCGTATTCGGCCTTCTCGCCCTCGTCCAGCGTCAGCTCGACCAGGCCGCTGCTGGGGTTGATCGAGACCTCGGAGACCGACAGCATCCGCCATTCCAGATCCTCGACGGCCACGGCGGCGGTGTCCTCTGCCCTGCCCTGCGTCAGCACCAGTCGGTCGGGGCCGCTGAGATCGTCCCCGGTGATCTGGTCGCTGCTGCGCGGCGGGATGCCCGCCAGCCACCCCTCGCCGGGGATGAACAGGTTGATCGCCAGCCGGTTCAGGATCTGTGCGCGGCCCGAGTTCGACCCGCCGAGCGACTGCAGCAGGGTCTCCGCGATCTGCTCCTGCTCGG